GCAGTTGTAGGTATAGATGGAACAGGTGTGTTGGCTGCCAATGACACTGTTTTATTAAATGGAACAACTTCAGTAACATTAAGTTCTGTTGTAGAAACAGCAAATGGTTTATCATGGAAAGATCCTGCTGGATCAACCGATTATATTAAATATTTTTCAAAAAATTACCAAACATTAAATTCTACCTCTGTTACAGATTATTCAAATGCGGCAAACATGGCCATGAGATTTTCAAACAATGGTAGTTATTTTTATATTATTGGAAATTCTACTGCTGTTTATGGATCAGGTGTTTATCAGTATGTGATGACAACACCATGGGATGTTAGTACATCAAAATTTTTAAATTTTTGTCCAATAGGAATGTATACTGCTGGAAGTACTGCTAGTGGGTATTATAATGCTAGTTACACTTTTATTCATGGATTTGATATTGATCCTAATGGTAATAGATTTTTTATTTTTTGGGGCGCAACAACCGCATCAACGCAGGCATATCAATATAATTTATCAAAACCACACGATTTAAATTCTATAACATCAGTTAATGGCCCCTATACTTTTACTCCACCAAGTGTTGCAGCGTCGGTTCAGGCTATCGCCGTGGCCAGATTCAATAGAACAGGTACACAAATTTTAGTATTGGAAACATATGACACAAACGGAGCGTACTATAGTTCAGTTTTAACATTAGGTACTCCATGGGATATTTCATCGGTAACAAATTGGAATCCATCATCAACGGTTCAAACTAACATTGGGGCTAAGGCGCCATGGATAGATGGTTGTTTTACACCAAACGGCGATAATTTTTTAAAATTAGGCCAAGGTTCAACTTACACAAATTCATATTTAACTATGCAACCGGCCACATCAGCAAACAACTCTTGGATTAGTTTTGTTTTCAACACACATTCCACGTCTGTGACCAACGTTGCTAGTTATCCTGCCGGTACTATTACTGCTGCATCAACTCAATCTAGAAGTTTGGATATATCTCCAGATGGAACAAATTTGTATATTTTACTGGCTAGTGGTGCAATATATCAATTTAGTACAAGATTAAAACCATTAACTAAATATGTTATAACATATCCAGCTCAAGCATCTGCACCAACAAGTGTTTATTTGCCTGATCCTAGTGTAAAACAAACATTTACTCCATCACTAGATAATGCAAATAGTACATTAAATTTTACTAGTTCATTTGTTTCTGCCAATTCTCGTGCGATACAGTTTAAAATTACTGATGCACCGATAGATACCGAAATAACTCAAGTAAGAATTAACCTAAACAAGTCACAATAATGTTAACAAGTAAAACTGTTCAAATCCAACCTCAGATGTTTAAGAAAGTTTTTACTTTCTATGATGATATTATTCAAGGTTATAAAGCTGAAAAAACCGAAATAATAAACAATTCTACCGTAGAATTTAATGGTTGGTTATTTGATTCCGATGAAAAGAGTATAGGTAGAATGTCTAGGTATCTACAAATATCTTCTATTGGAATGTTACAAGACCAATCGAATGGTATGACAACAAGTAATGCGTGGCAAAAACATTTTATTGATAACAAAATTCAATGGAAATTAAATGATAATACCATACAAGAAATTAATATTGAACAATTATTTGAAGTTTACACTACATGTGTTCACAATATGTCTAACAACTGGTTAAAATAATAAGTAACAAAGCAGATGAATAAGAGAAAAAATACATCACTAAATACCTAATTAAAGGAGATTTAGTAATGTCCATAGTACGAACAAGAGCACAATTCAAAGATTATTGTTTACGCAAACTAGGTTTTCCAGTCATTGACATTAACGTAGACGATGACCAAGTGGAAGACAGAATTGATGATGCTCTACAATATTGGCATGATTACCATTTTGATGGTTTACAAAAAGTATATTACATCAAAAAAACAACTCAAACAGATATTAATAATAAATATCTAGATTTAACCGAAGCCAAAGATGCATCTAATAATGCATTGGAAATTGTCGGTGTTACCCGTATTTTTCCAATATCAGATTCATTGTCTCAAGTTAATATGTTTGACTTGAGATACCAGTTACGTTTAAACGAATTGTATGACTTCACCTCGGCGTCCTACATCAATTATACTTTGACACAACAACATCTACGTTCTCTTGAATTGATGTTCACCGGTGAAGTTCCTATTCGTTTCCAAAGGCATATGCAGAAGCTGTTCATTGATTGGTCTTGGGGTGCATCTGAAGCTCCATTGGGTACCACAGTTATTGCGGAATGTTATGCCGTAATAAACGCTGATGTATATGGCAGAGTATGGGAAGACCGTTGGTTAAAAGAATATTCATCCAACCTTATCAAAATACAATGGGGCGCCAACCTTAAAAAGTTTGGTGGCATCCAATTACCTGGTGGAGTGGTATTAAATGGTGATAAAATATTTGATGAGGGTATGAGTGAGAAAACAAGATTAGAAACCGAGATGATTGCCAATTATGGTGGTCCTTTGGAATGGTACATGAATTAATATGGCTACATCGCAGTATTTTAATAACTATAATGCTCTCAGTGAACAGAGAGTAGTAGAAGATTTAATTGTCGAATCCATTAAGATTATGGGTTTTGATGGAATGTATCTTCCAAATGACAACGACCAAGCCAGAGATTTGTTGTACGGAGAAGATCCAGTTAAGAAATTTAACACGGCATTTCCTGTTGAATTTTATTTATCTAATGTATTAGAATATGGTGGCGAAAGAGAATTCTTTTCTAAATTTGGCCTTGAAATTAAAAACAATGTTAGTGTTATTCTTTCAAAACGATCTTTCTCACAAAGAGTTCCTCAAAACACATTTACACGACCACGGGAAGGTGATTTGGTGTATGTTCCATTCCTTAATGGTACAGGTGAACTATTTGAAATTAAGTTTGTTAATCAAACTAAAGACTTCTTTTCATTAGGTCGTAAGATTCCATTTTTCTATGAATTGGAAATGGAGAAATTCAAATACTCACAAGAAGTTATTGATACTGGTGTACCAGATATTGATATTGTGGTTGACAATTCAGCATACACAATTGATTTGCGTATGAGAGCCAATAGTGGTTCAGGAATATATCTGAGTAAAGAACTTGTGTTCCGTTCTCCAGATAATACACAAGCAAATGCAACAGTTGTTGGTACAGTTTCTAATTGGGATACAACAAATAGAATACTATCGGTAACCAATATTGCAGGTGAGTTTGCAAATAATTCATTGGTCATTGGTGCAACAAGTAATGCACAATATACAATAACATCATTTGATCCGTTGTCTGTTGAATTGAATAATGAAAAATATGACAACCTATACATTCAACAGCAAGCAAATTCTATTACTGATTTTAGTGAAACAAATCCTTTTGGTAACATTTAATGGCAAACATATTCTATAATCGTATCATTCGAAAATTGGTTGTTGGTTTTGGCAACTTGTTTAATGAAATAACAATGGTCAGATACAATTCAAACTTGACTGAAGCTGAACGGTTTATTGTACCAATTGCATATGCAGCCAAAGAACATTATGTGTTAAGATTGGAAGAAGATTTTAATTTGGACAAAAAAGTTCAAATAACTTTACCAAGATTGTCATTTGAGATGACTGGTTTGCAATATGATGCAAGCAGAAAACAAAATACAAACATAAGAAATTATGCAGCATCAACTGGTAATACGGTTGTTGGTCAATACAATCCTGTACCATACAATTTCGATTTCAATTTATATCTGTATGTTCGTAACATTGAGGATGGTACACAAGTTATAGAACACATTCTACCATACTTTACTCCAGACTATACAATCAAATTGAATTTGGTTCCAGAAATGGGAATGGTCAAAGAAATACCTATCATCTTAAATAATGTAACACAAGATGTTCAGTATGAAGGTAACAGAAGTTCAGATCCACGTTTGGTTATTTGGACATTAAACTTTACTGTCAAAGGTTTTATCTTTGGTCCAGTTTCAAGTGCTAGTTTAATCAAAACATCAATTACAAATATTCTAAATGATATAACAGCAGAAGACGTAGTTATATTTAACATGGGTAATACTGGTATCGGAACATATCAAATTGGTGAAGGTGTATATCAGGGTTATTCTGCTGGCACAGCAACAGCAACAGCTAGAGTTTTAAGTTGGAGTAATTCAAAACTACATCTAACATCAATCAATGGTAATTTTGTATCATCACAACCCATTTATGGTATGGTAACAAATGCAAATTATAATTTTACATCATATCAAGTTGCACCTTCCGTTTTATCACAAATAGTTGTTGTACCAAATCCAACAACAGCAAACGCCAATAGTTTATATACATACACAAGAACCATAACAGAAAATCCTTAAAGAGTCCATAGATGCGTATATCAGGTGTTAGTGTTTCAGGAATAATGATTAAAGATAAAGCTCTTCCTTTCGATTTAGCTTCTCTAACTGTTTCTAATGGATATTCAATTAATCCAGATTTCGATCCTGCAATAACAGCTTATAGTTTTAATATTGCTGTTGGTATAACATCTTTAACCTTTACTCCTACAGCAGTTGATTCTTTATCAACAATTCAAATTAATGGAGTAACAATATCATCAGGTAGTACTTCTAGTCCTATTAACATGTATGTGGGAACCAATATTGTTACCATATTAGTAATTGACAGAGATAGTTACTTTTCAAAAACATATACAATAACAATAACTAGACTTTCAAGTAATGCCAATTTGACAGCATTGACTACTTCTGGTAGTGCATTATCTCCTACTTTTGCAAGTAACACAACATCTTATACAACTTCTGTAACAAATGCAACAACGACAATAACTGTTACACCTACAGCTGCTTCTGGTAATATTGCACCTTCTTCAATAGAAGTTAATGGTAGTACAGTATCATCAGGTAACCCTAGTGATCCAATTTCCGTATCTTTGGGTGATAATAGTATTGATATAACAGTTACTGCTCAAAATGGTACAAATAAAATTTATAATTTAATAGCACGTAGATTAACTGGTATTGCCGATCTATCAGCATTAACAATTTCTAATGGCACACTATCTCCTACTTTTGCAAACACCACAACATCTTATACAACTTCTGTAACAAATGCAACAACGACAATAACTGTTACACCTACAGCTGCTTCTGGTGGATCAATACAAGTTAATGGTGTCGCAGTTACATCTGGTTCTGCTTCTGGTTCAATTTCTTTAAGTGTTGGTGATAATACAGTTACTATAATAGTAACAGCTGATGACAGTTCAACTACCAAAACTTATACAATTACTGTACGCAGATTAACAAATGTTAATACTTTATCGGCATTAACAGTTTCTAGTGGTGCTATATCTCCTACTTTTTCTAGTTCTACAACATCATATACAGCTACCGCAGTAAGTAATGTTACCACATCAGTAAATATTACACCAACAAAAACAAATTCATATTCAACTATTACTATTAATGGTAGTGCAGCAACATCTGGTTCTGCGTTTACGGTAAATTTATCGTATGGCAGCAATACAATTAGTGTTGTAGTAACCGCAGAAGATGGTACAACAAAAACATATACAATAACAATTACAAGAACATTATCTACATATGCATCAATTTCAACAATGGTTTTTTTGTGGACTGGTGCTGGTGTTACAAAAACACCGACACCAGCTTTTGCTAGTGGAACTACTTCATATGCATTAACATCCGAAATTTGGAACAATGGTGGTGGTGCAACTACAATATTTTATCGGTTTATAACTGGATTTTCTTTGGCTACAGTGCAAGTTTTGGATAGTAATCCTGGAGGTTACCCAAGCTATACAA